CGAATTATTACGCTGTTCTCGCCACGGAGACAGAGTCAGAGCAAGCTACGGCCGAGCCGAGACTATCCAGTGGAAAAAGAGTTGGTGAATATGTAGCCGACCGCTCCCAATGGGAGTACTATACATTTTATGACGATTCTCCTCCGAGATACGTTGCGTGCATGAGCAATCAGCGCACGACACTTCTTGAGTCCGAGCTCGATGAAATAGTCGAGGTCCTCAAGGAGTTTCCTATCCGAAGCGTTCACACGAGACTTATTAAGTGTGAAAAACCGCGCTTTGTTGGGGAAGCGAACTCGTTTGTGGAGGTCGAAAACGAAGAAAAGTCAGATGACGTCGTGATTGCACGCTCTATCTTTGACCGATTTGTAACGCGCACGCGTCATGGAGAAGTCCTACAAGCATCGCTTGAGCTAATCGACCATGTTGAGTCGATTGAAGATGACGTGCCTCTCCGAGATCGTGACTGGTTCAAGGCGCATCCTTGTCCACCACCAAACATTTGTGATCCTAGTCCTGCTTTTGATTTACCAGATTGGAAATTCTCTAACAAAAACGGTCAATTCTCTCTAAACTTTGCGAGTAATATCAAGAAGGTCATTGAGTCAGCTGTTGTTGCATTGAATTTACAACAAAGTATGCCAGAAGTCATTTTGACTAAGACTGCAAAGAAGGCGGTGTTCCGTGATGTTTCATGGAATCCTTATGTGATTTATGCCACAACTATGGCTGATGCTGAACAATTCCCTTATGAGGGAAATGAACAGTATTTCGCTTGGTTATACTTGGTGAGATTACGAGTGGGATTAAATGGAGATTATGGTTATAAGGAACGATTGAATGGCTTTGTTGGAGAAGGTTCTTCAGGTAGCTCCCTAAATATTTCTGCGATGATGAATTCTACCCTTGAGGGGATTAAGAATTGCAAAGTCGTAGAGATAGTATCGATGGGCTTGAAGAAAGTCTGGGATGCTGTTATTGGCATTATCGGATTTCTCACAGATTCTTATCACTCGTTTTTAGAGAAAGTGAGATCTTACTTAGTTACTGCTATATTGAAGTTGTTCGATGTAGAAGCAATTAAGCAAGGATCTTCTGAAATTTTCAACACTGCTGTGTTGAAGACAACAATACTTTATGTTATTTTGTTCTTCATCGGAGCTAACGTGTTGTCTTATTCTCTAATCTCGTACTTTGCGAAAAGAAGTTCTTCTGTTTTTGTTGGAGAAGCTGACATTAGTCCAGCTGCTTTGGTAGTCACATTGGCTGCTGGAGTTTTTGGTCTAACGAAAGGACAGGAAGACAAGGTCGCTAAGCGTGCTCGCTATTTGGTTACTCTTATGGCTGGAGGCACGGTTTTAGCGAATCTTGGAGCCTGTGCTTTTAGTTTGCTTCCTTCAGTTATTCAGGACTCTTTAGCTTGGAAATTTGGATCAAAAGAGTATCGTCTCAAGTACCAAGTCAACAATTGGCGGAGTTCTGCTAATGCTTTGTTACAATTTTCAACGGTTCCCCGTGTTGTAGCTTCACCCTATTTTGCTCAGCAAATTCAGGAGTGTCTCAAACAGGGATCGGAAATTTTGGATGAAACTATTGGCCCGAAATTCACTGCCTTGAGATCAATCACTTTGGGTGTTTATATGCGTTTGCAAAAGATTCGCATGCGACTCAATCAGTATCGTACTGAAGGAGTTAAGCGTGCTGAACCTTTTGTGATGCACATGTTTGGACCGCCTGGAGTTGGAAAGACATTATTGGCTGAAACTATCATTAAGCGTTTGGGTTACCTTACGTGGTATGAGAAAACAATTGATGACGATTTCTTCTCTGGTTACTTGGATCAGGAAGTTCTCCTTTTGGATGAATTTTTGGTTGGTCCGCCTGAAAGTCAGCAGAAGACGGCTTCAATGTTTTTGACTGGTGCTAGTTCCGCTCCTTGGAGAGTGAATCAACCTTCGATGGATGATCCTATTGTTGGAGTGAAAGGCCAGTGTTTCAATTGTAAAGCAATTGTCACACTCAACAACTCTCCTTATCCGAGGGTGGCTGGTTTTGATGATACAGCTTTGCAGAGGCGCCGAGATGTCGTGGTAGAATGTAGAGTAGCTCCCAGTTGTCGCAAGTTCTGTGAACTTGATGGCCAGGGGCGAAAGGTTCTTATCATGAAGAAAGTGCCTGCTGAAATATTGCGGTCTAAGGAACATTTGCAGTTCAGAATGATTAATCCGTTGTTCTCTCCTGATTGGGAAAGTAAAGCAACGCCATGGTGTCATTTTGAGATTCTCTGTAAAGCATTGCAGTCCGCTCATACGACTAAGAGTGAAATTTCTGAAGTTTTGTGTTCAGATAGTACTGACCTCTATCAGGATGAAACGCCTCCTGAAGAGTTGATCAACGCTGAAATACGAAAGACTTGTGTTTTGCCTTCTAAGCCTGTGGGTGTCTTGGATGCGATGACTTCTTTGTTTGTCTCAAAGGAAGAAGAGTTTGTTGCTGAAGGCCGGCGAAAGAGGAAAAAGTGTGATGATTGTGGTTCCTTTGGATCAGAAGGGTCTACCTGTGCGATTTGCAGTAGCAAGAATGTTGTTCCTGAAAGTTTGCCTGATTTGACCAGTGAAGACGGTTCAGAAGAGCCCCACCAGGAAGCCCAAGTGCCTCCTGATAGTTGGGATGAACTGATCAAAACTGACGATGACGATACCCAGAGTGAGAGTACATGTTACAATGAACTTGAGCCTTGGGTGGATGCTTCATTTGTCCGCGTTTATTCTGATCGGGATGCCGCTTGGGATTTTGGAATGGTTCCTAGTCGAGCTTATATTGAGAAAACTTGCTCAATGAAGTCTCGTACTATAACTGTCCTACTTGTAGGATTGTTAGTTGGAGCGATGTACGGAATATCACGATGGTTGCGAGGTGATGAATCAGACAAGGCTATTAGTTTTGGAGCTGAATCTGAACCTAGAAGTAAAGTTTCTCACCGTAGTAAAGGTGGCAAATCTCGTTGGACGAGAGGTGCTATGATGCATGGTGAAGGTCCTGCTAGTATTGAAACGTGTTGGTTAACACTAGACTCTATTCGAGTCCAAGTTATTCCAATTGCGGGTCGCTGGCTTATGACCTTTGCTCATTGCTTGTTTGCCGGTGGTAAGATGCTTTCTCCTGGTACTTCAGTTTCATTGAATTATCGTGATCACGAATATGAATGGAAATACAACCCTGATGAAGTGAGTTGTTGCAAGGATCCCACTACTGGTGAGATTGTGCATGATTTACTGTTTATTAAGGTTGGAAATCCAAAGTGCCCTCAGTTCAAGAGTATTGTAAGCAGATTTTTGTCTGATGATCAATTTCCTGAACAAGGATTTGACATGATGATGCGGACCAAAGACGGTTTGCGTTGGTCATCGGCTAGACGAGACGTGCAACCCTATTCTTATGGGGGACATATGTTGACTCTCAACGATGGTTTTCGCTATCGAACTCTGACTACGGTTGGGGACTGCGGAAGTCCTATCATGTTGAGTTCTGGGCCAAACATCGGTATGTGCGCCGGGATTCATGTTGCTGGAACATTAGACAAGACTGAACCTGTTGGTTTAGCAGTTCGTGTTTCCAAAGAGATGATTCTTGAAGCTATTGGTGATGAATTGGAGACTGGAGCTTTTGTTGCTGAAGCACCCTTTATGGATCGCTTAGCAGTTGAGAATTGCACAAATTTGAAGTCTATTCAGAAAACTACATTTGCTGAAAGAATTCATATGTGCGATAAGACAAAGCTCAAACCTAGTGTTATTGCGCCGTTCCTACCTTGGAAGAGCAAAAAAACAACCTTCGGTAATGTCTCGTTTTGATCCTCGTGCTGGTGGAAAAGATCCAGTTGAAGAATCAATTGTTCGAATTGCTACCGCTCCCAAAGTAAAGCTTGATTCTGTTCGCTTGCGCGAATGTTCGCTTGAAATGATTGCTAACTTGAAGAAACAATTGGATTATTCCAAGACTGGTGGAATTCGGGAACTTTCTTTTGAAGAAGCTTTGTTTGGAATTCCTGGAGCTTTGTCTCCGGTAGTGACAAGCACTTCTGCGGGTTCACCCTACTGTTATTTTGTTCGGAAACGAGGCAAGAGAGAGTTAGTGTGGCATATTGAAAGTGAAGGTAAGTACAACCCCTTGTTCAAGGAGCATGTGCTAGCCATGTATCACAGAGTTAAGCGTGGTGAGTCTTTTGATAAAGTGTTTATTGGATACATGAAGGATGAAGTCCGGAGTGAATCCAAGATTCAAAATGTCAATACTCGCATTACATTTGCTGACGACGTTACTTACAATGTTGTTTGCCGAATGTTGTTCGGATCTATGGTTGTGGCTTTTAATACCTCTTTCCCAAAACATGCTTATGCGATTGGAATCAATCCTGGTTCCTATGATTTTATGAAGATCCTTCAGCGTGTCCGTTTCTTTGATGATCGGTTGATTGATGGCGACTTTCCGGAGTTCGACATAAGACACCAGAGGCAAATAATGGACGAGAGCTTTTTCATCTTGAAAGAACTCGGACGTGCGTTGGATCCAAGTGGAGTTATTTTTGATCATGTGCGTGAGCATGAAACTTGTGTACCTTTGTTGATGGGTGATTGGAAGATTGAAACTGTTTGCAACAATCCTAGTGGTGGTTTTTGGACCACTATTTTGAATTGTTTGACTTGTGAGCAATATTTCCGTTACACGTTCAAAGGGCGCTATCCTGGAAAAATCTTTGATGATTTCATCCGTCTTGTGATTCTTGGAGATGATAATATCGTCTCGGTGCATAGACAAGTCGAATGGAATCCACTCATGATTCGTGAAGACATGAAGCAAGTTGGACAGGGCTATACTAGTTCTGTCAAGGATCGTGAGCTTGATGAGAATTATCATACTTTTGATGATATCTTGTTTTTAGGTCACCATCCAAAACTTGTGAATGGAGAATACAGTGGTGCTCTTCGCAAGGAAACTTTAGAAGGGTCACTTTTGTGGACCAGGAATTCAAACTTGACTATCCGTGATGAATGTCAACAGATGGTCGAGTATGCTTCTCAGTGGGATAAGGAATACTTTGAGTATTTCCAAAATTCTGTGAATGAAGCATTGAGTTCAGTTGGATTGGAAGAGCTTGGTCTCCCACCTTGGGAGAGTCTGCGCGTGATTGTGGCTAATCGAACAGCTGATTCTGGAGAATCTTATCGATTCCGAGGAGAAGCTGAAGATACCGCAATCGAACAATCTCCTGGTTTGACGACAGTTGTTACTGGCACTGCTGTTGAATCCATTGATGATCATGAAGCTGGTGATGCTCCTATTGAACGCGCAGTTTCGGAAGTTAGTGCGAACTTGGAAATGGGTCCGTCTAGCTTTGTTAAGCGTTTTCAAATCCAGTGGGCCAATGGTTCTGCAGAAGGTTCTATTCTTAGTACTACTGCTTTGCCCTATGGTCTGCTGGGATTGGGAGATCAGAATAATCTTCAGAACATGCCGTTTCAAAATTTTCTTTTGTCACGTCCTGATATTGAGATTATGGTGCAATTGAATGGGGCTCCAACGCAAGCTGGATGTCTTATTGCTTTCTTTGTGCCCTTGTCACCAATCATTCCCGAAATGTCAAATTGGATCATGATGCCTCATGTGAAATTAAGTCCTGCAGATAATCCAACTGGAACGCTGAGATTGCCTTTTCAATATTGGCAGACTATGTTGGATAATCAGTGGGCTCATGATCATGAGGTTGTTACTGGTTATTTGCATCTGGGGGTTTATGCCAATGTAAATACTAAGAGTTTACCGTCTGACTGTGGGGTCACTGTTTACTCTAAAGTTACTACATCAAGTCGCATACCTCGGACGATGCCAGTGAGCACAACAGGAACACGACCCGTTTATGGATTTACTATGGGCACTGGAACTTTGAGTGGTCGTTTGCTTTCGAGTGATACGAGATTCTTAGCTGAAGGTCCTAATATTTCCACAACCAATGTCACCAACCAATATACTGTTGGTTCTGTTGCTGGATCAATGCCAGTGCAGGCTCCAGTGAAAGTGGGTGGTTCAAAGCAATCGGCATCGAACAAAGTAGATGCTTCAACTTTGCCTTTGGATAATCCGCCGTTGGTTGGAGGTTCTGTTCCTACAATGAATCAATTTTGCTCAATGAGCAAAGCCAATGGCCCTGAAGTTACTATTGGTTTGGGTTTACATCCTGAAGAAATGCATCGACAACCCTTAAGCTTTCGAGATCCTAGTGAATCTACGATTGAAGGTTTGTGTGGACGTTTTGGGAGGATCACTTCATTTTCTTGGAGTGTTACTCAAGCCGATGGCACTGATTTGTTGACTCTTGATTTGTGCTCGTTGTTTCTCGATGATGCTCATCGTTTGAATTGGTTTAATACTACGCAACTTCCTTTGAATGTTGCTATTTTGAATCTTTTCAAGTTCATCCATTGTGATGTGGTTTATCGGTTTCACGCCGTGAGAACCAAGTTTCACTCTGGGCGTTTGATGGCTTCTGTTGGCTATGGAAGTACTGATTCTCCTCCCTCATTGAAACAAGCTTTATACAACCAGATTATGGATTTCAATGGGGATAGTAGTGTTGCTGAGATTGTTGTTCCTTACAACAATACTCAGGAGTACATCTGTGCTTTTGATAATTACAGAGGACATGATGGAGCTTCTCGTTTTGCGTCAGTATTCGTTTCAGTTTTGAACGAATTGCGTGCTGCGAACGAGGTTGTGGCTGATAATGTTACTGTGATTGTTGAAATTGGATTTCAGAATGTGAGAGTAGCAGTTCCTACTGGTTATTCTCCGATGACACTTGGTGGTGATCAATCGCGCATTGTGATGTTCAAAGCAGAAGGTGAGGAACCAGAGGATCCTAATGTTGCTGAAAATCGTATGGTGGTCACAGCCACAGTTCCTCCTGTTCCAAATCCAAGTTGTCGAGTAGAGTTGGGTGAGAAATTTGAATATAATGTGAAAGACTTGCATGAAGTCCTTCGACGTTATAATTTCTGTCCTTTTGCTGATGCTAATAGGCAGACTGTCTATGATAGTTTGTCTAAAACTTCTTCTTATGAGGTCATCTCTATTGCTGTCACACCGCAGTGTGAATTAGCACAGATTTTCGCTGCTTGGTCTGGTACCATGAAGTATCGAATTTATGCTGAGTCTAATAGCTACTGCACTGTGACTTACATGCCGACTCGATCTGAAGTTGATTGGAGTACCATTATGACAGGGCAAACTGCTTATGCTTTGGCTCCTCATACGTCAGCAGATGATGACACTTGGTGTCAAGCTCCAGTTTTCCCTCCCTATTTGGCTAGGGAAGTGATGTATCCCATTGGTAGTATGAGTTTTATTGACGTGAGTGTACCTTTTTACACTCAGCGTAACATGCTTCCAACTTCTAGGGATTGGGAGAGAGCTTCTGATCACGTGAATCAGTTTCCACAGGGTTCAGCGAATGGGCATTTGCTAATTCGTGTTCCTACGGACACAAAGATTCATGTGTATTGGGCAGCTGGTGACGATTTTCGTTTCCACTGTTTGGCACCAGCTCGCGGAGTGCGCGTCAAATTGGGTGCGCGAGGAGACGTTGTCGACGATGGTCCTAGTTCGCGAGGATACACCGTTTGTGGTATTTACACGCCACAGCCTTTGCCTGCTTAGGTTTATCCAATGACTGACACATCATTGGTAGTGTGATTTTATGGAAGTGTTAGGATCGTTAAGTCGTGATAACACTTGTTTATATGGATACGTTGGGATCGTTAAGTCGTGACGACGTATGTTTGCAAGTATCTCAAAACTTGTGAGAGAAAAATCTGAACTTGTCATTCAGGACTAGGGGGCGACCTAGTATATAAAAA